TTTACCTTCAAGCTTTTGCCAGTACCTACAGAATCCATAATCTTCAGATACAAATCTACCATCATCATCTACATAAGAATTAAAGAAAGCATATGTCCAGTTCTTTTCTTCATCATTCATTGAACCTGTATCATCATTAAACTTTAATTCAGGGTATGCCTCAATAAGCTTTTCAATAACCGATCTCTTAATGCACATAAAGCCAGTACCAGCATCATGAACAGAAATTGCACCATTATCTGTTTCAATTGTATTATTTCCAGCACGAACAGGATTTACCACAAACCTTGTTGATTTCTTTGCCAATTCTTTTGCAGGAACACCTTTGTCAACATGTTCTACAACTTTATCCCAGTTGATATCCTTAATCGGATAAGATCCAGTAACAATTTCTTTATCGTGCCAAAGAAGCTTTACAATATCCTCAGGTCTAAACGCAAGGTCAACATCAAGAAAAATTAAATGTGTGAACTGTGGATTAGCCATAAACTTAGCAACAAGATTATTCCTAGCTCTGTTAATAAGAGAATCAGTAATCGTACTCACTGCGAATTTACAATTGATTTCTTTTAGGTACATCACAGTCTTCATAAAAGACATGAAGAAAGGTTCAGTCAATGACCTATCGTAACATGGAAGCCCAAACATTGGACACCACGAATCAATATCTTCTCTATCAATTTCAATATTCTGTTGTTCAATTTCTAATGTCATGCATCAATTATGACATAAAAAAAAGCCCCCTGCAGTTTATGCAGGGGGCTTTATGGAGTATTTTTCTAAATGTTTTTACTTAGTGATTTTAGTCTTTGACTTCACACCACTAATTTCATTTGACTGTACAGAAAGTTTATCTGCACTGATACCAGTTACTTTTTCAGTTGTGATATTTGTTGCCTGGAAGAAAAGAGTCTCATTGACCGAATCAAAACGAATAACAATCTTGAGACCCAATTTCTTAGCTTGAGCACGAATTCTCTGCTGCATTGAATTGTAAGCATTACCAGCCTTAATTCCCATAAGACTAAACACTGCATTACTATTTGCTGATTGCTTTAGCGCATCAATGATCATATTCAATTCCTCAGACTTACGACCTGCTCGTGAGATTTCAGGAAGCGAATCTACTTTGTTTAATGTGAATGTTGACATTTTTTCTCCTATTGTTGTTTGTTTATAAAAGGTAGTTGTTTAGGGCTACCACTTGACTACTTGAGACATTATCAGCATTACTGACAGAAAACTCACTCTAGAGGAAAAATAAATACTTTTTTTTAAAAAGGAACCTCAATGTCACCAATATTATCAAGCAATTGTTTCATCTTTTGATTCTCAATCTTTATAACAGTATTTTCAATCTGAAGCGAGGCAATCTGTATTGCCAATTGATTCATTACTTCTTCATGAGTAACCTTGATATTATCTACAAGCTTTCCAGCCATTTCCCACCATCCATCGTTTCTTTACTATAACCTGGAGAGAATTCCCCAATTTCATTATTATACACTCTTACAGTGCCATAATCATCCATTTCCTCAAGATCTTCCCAATGCTTATCTGGAGACAGAATCTCAATCTCTACTTCAGTATTTATAGCTATGTTTTCAATACACACAAAGGTTGCCCCAGTAACAGCGTCAGCTAAGTCTTTTGATCCAGAATTAGGGTGATCAATCTTATTATTACCAAACAATCTAAGCTTTAACAATTCTTCTTCAACTAATAGCTCATTCCAATATCCACGCAATCTTGTATCATAAATTGCAGTCATAAGAGTATCGTAATCTGTTTTCTTAACAGAGTGAAAATCAGCATTAATACCTTGAGCCCTAAGGCTTTGAATCATTTCAATTGACTGCCAACGGTCAAAGGTAACTTTAGCTACATCAAACTTTCTACATAAGTCAACAATCATTTGTCTAATAGAAGCAAAGTTAATTTCTTTATTGATTGACGCTTCCCATGAATAAACTAAGTCAACATTAACAATAGGTAATTGCTCAACCCCACTCAATGTTTTAACTTCTTTTAACCCAGTACAATGCACCATACTTAACGCTGCTCTGTCTCGCTTTAATGCCAAGTCAATATGAATAAAGCGAACTTGTCCATCTGTATTGTTAAACCAGTTTTTAAAATTACCATTTTCATCTATTGGGTCTTCACTATACATAAAAGCTTTTCTTACCAGATCTGGATCTCTAAAGTAAGCATCTTCCATGTTTGGAGGTTCACATTCAAAACGACTTCTAGCTTCAACAGGATTTCTAACATATTCAGATTCTAATTGTTCACGCTTAATCGTAGGATTAACTTCCCATGTCGCTGCTTTAATTGACCAAGTTTTTGGCTCTTTCTTTTCTCTGGAGTTAATATATCTCTGTTGAATAAAGTCACCCTTATAACGAGGGAAAGACAAAAGAATTACTTTACCTATTTCTGGAAAACGAGACATAATAGAAAGCTTAGACATGTTATAAATCGCAGATGCAGATCCTTTTGATCTTGTTTCTCCACGCAATTCCGCATCAGTTTTAAAAGCTGCAATTTCATCCAAAATAATTGTCATTACTTCATAACCTTCCCAACCCTCAGATTCAGAGTGACCAGAAAAACATCTCACAGGGCGTGAAAAGAAAAATATTTCTGATACTCTTGGTTCAAATCCAACTCTATTGAAATAAGGAGATCTCAACAATAAGTTTTTAAATGGCTCAAAGAATACTCTTTGTGCTTGCTGAGCATTAACAGCTAGGTTTAGCAAGTCTATATACACACCATGAGCCTTACCGTAATAAATCAATGGGTCTCTAAGGCAATGAATTAGATATACTGTGTATGCCATAGATATTCTTGCGCAATGGTCTTTTCCAGAACCTTTTCCAAGCATACAAATAACTTCATTATCAGTATATTCTTTATACCATCTACTTCCTTCTTCTTCTCCATACATTGAAATTAATGTACGCTCTTTAAAAATTTGTGTAGAATGTCTTACAATTTCCAATTGAATATCTGAAAGTGGAGGTAAACCGAGGTATTCTTTATCTTGTACAAAAGTTTGAATATCAACAGGAGTTTCAACAAGATCATCTTGACGCAAAAGACGATCAAAATCTTTTAGATCAAGATTCATTCCCATAAAATCACTCATCTTTTACCACCTCCCTGAGGAATTGCCTCATCTGCATTTTTTAAACCTTTATGAGGGCTTCTTTTAGGTCTCATTTTATAACCTTTATGAGAGCCCGTTTTGGGTCTCATTATGCATCGGCATTCATAATTTCAAATGCGATTTCCAATTCTTTGCGAACTTCATTAGCAATCTCTGGATGCAAGCCAATGACATCACGCAGCACTTTTGATAGAATCTGGTTAACATTCTCAGCTTTTTGCATTCTTGCAATGTACTGGTTATCAGTAGTGTTTCCAGTCAACAACTTGTGTAGCTGTGCTTTTTTAGTAGCTAACTCACCCGCAAGTTTGATCGCTTGAATTCTTGCAGGGATCATTCCATGATCAGTAGCGATGTTAACCGTTTCCCAAGCTTCTTTGCTTAGTTGATCAAATTCTTGCAATGCTTTAATTGTATTGAATTGCAACTTCTCAAGAAAGTATGGGTCATCCTCAGCCTGGCGGTTAAGAATCTTCTTGTATTCTTTTACACTGTTCTTTGTTTTATCAATCGGCAAAGATAGCAGAGTAGCTATTTCTGCATAGCTGTACCCTTTTACATAAAGCAGACCAACTTCTTCAACATGCTTTAATTCGTCTAAGAGTGTTTCACCCTGGTATCTTTCAATATCTGACATAACCTATTTGTATAGTCCTTTGAAACTTTTTCCCAAGTCATATTCTCATGAATATGCTGGGCAGAAGCAAATGTCTTGTTAGACACTTCTTCGTAATTATTTACTACATATAACATTTTATCACATAAATCATCAAAATTTGGCTTTGCCCATAATCCAGCGCCTTCATATATTCCACTCATCTTTTCATTACTCCACTCATAGTCAAGAGGAACAGAATAATCTGCATACTCTTCACATGCTGTTGCGTTAGTGCAGATGGTTGGAATACCCTTTGCTATTCCCTGGAATGGAATGAGACCCCAACCTTCACCACTAGTCGGATACAGAAGGCAATCGGAACGATCATAAATCTTACCCAGCTCTTCGGTAGACACTTCCCAATCAATCACCTCTATTTGCGGATGATCCAGTCTTCCCCTCATCCCCCCGTTAAAACTCCTAGCGTCAGCAGGACCATTTGATTTGTATATTAGATGATACCCCTCTTTACCACCGAATAGCTTTATAAAAGCATCAACAGACATCTGAGAGTTCTTTCTTGTTGAAGGAGAACCGATGCTTAGGAAGGTAAATGGGTTACGCCGAACTCTTTTAACTGGAAAGAATATGTCTGGATCCACACCTAAATTAAAAGCATAAACAGGAACAGTAACTCCAGAATTTACAAATACATCACGCATAAAACGAGATGTAGTCCAAATCTCATCCATTCTATTACAATCATGAACCCATGATTCTGGTAACTTATTAGTTTCCCAATATGTGAGTCCAATTGAATATATGCTTGATTCTATAAAGAATTCAGGCATTGAATGATTAATAACAATTTCATCATATGATTGCCTAGTTGTCATATAACCAAACGAGAAACCATCAAGTAAGGTCTGAATCTCTGACGGAGCAGTAGAGTTATTCTTTCTTATTGGTAAATCACTTTTTGAGATTTGACTGTACAGATTGTCTGGGACATAACCGTAACCAACACTTACCGATGCAGCTTGATTATCTGACCATACAATCATTATTCAACTGGATCGTGCTGGGGGAACCTGAGCTCTACTTTAACAGCGTCAGCTTCTTTCTTGAGAGTGTCGTAGTCGTATCCATGCTCTTTTGTAAATTGCACTCTATAGTTAAACCAACCCTCAACACCCTTCCAAAATTTAGGGTCAGTGGTTTGTTCAAGCTCAATCAATTCATCTGGCTCAAGCATAAAGCTTAATACACCTAATGGCATATAAACTGTCATGTTATAACCCATATCTTTTCCATTAGTGTACTCTTTCAACAGATCCTGGAACTGCATGATAACCTTTCTGACGGTATCACCAGTAAAGTAATCAATTGAGCCATTTGCATTTCTAATTCTAGGACAGTAGTTATCTACAGTTGAGATGGTTCCGAATGTTCTGCATACCATTGGTCTGTAACCATAAATAGTGCAACCACCCTTATAGAAGGCGCAGAACCTCTTTGATTCACCGCCAGGCTGCCAGCTTTCATCAAATAGAGCACTCTTTAAATCATTAACAACGCCATCAATCCATTCATCAGCGTACACTTTACCTTTATCTTCCCAGTAGAGATAATATTGCTGTCTAAGTTTGAATGCGATGTTTGCACATTCAGTCATGTGAATAACAAGTCCAATATGACAGCACTCACCAGAGCCAAGACACCTATACTTTGTTTCATTTTGCTTAGCTTCAATAACCCTGACTTGGTTATATACCATGTCAAGCTTTGCAAATGTATAAATATCTTTTGCCGTTACGCTTCTTCTCATCTTCCCATCCTCTTTCTTTGTAGTTCACTTCTTTTACGCAATTCTCTTTTACGCTTCTCAGCATCAATTTGAGCCTGTGACTTCTCTCGCTTAGGACCAGCAGTTGTAAGGCTTCTTCCCTTTCCTCTAAATTTAAGCAAATCGTATTTCTTTACCCAGTTATAAATAGCCTGCGGAGTAACCTCAATATTGTAACTTTCTTTTAAATGCTTACAAATATCTGTAAGGTTCATTCTTCTCTGGACATACATTTCATAAAGAAAAGATTTGTCCTTATATGGCTCATTTGCCATTAGTGACTCCTTGTATCCTTTTCAATGCGTACCATAGACCAATTCCTGCAGCATCTATAATATCATCATCGTCAATCCCAATATCACCAGAACTAAAATATTTACTGACAATTTCTCTTACACGCTTCTTTCTTTCGTTCTTTTGCTTGACCTGAAGCGAGCCCTTCTCTCCATTGTTCTTTAGAAACTCAGCATCTTTCTTTCCTAAATTCTTGTATCCAATTCCAGACTTCCACATCAACGGGTTGACATCCGTAACCAGGCAGCCTCCAGAGCTGAGTACTCCCCAACTGTAGCCAATAACATACGAGATAATCCTGCTCGTTTCAAAATTTTGTACATAAATAGATTGTTCAATAATCGCATTTTTTGGTTTATACTCCTCAACAACTTGCCTTAAGCCGCTATCTATAGCTTTAAACTTAAGAGAAACATCTTTATCTTTCTTGTAATCAATCTTACCATTAGCAACAAGAACGATGCTATCAAGAGTTACATCATAAATAACCCATGCTAGAGAGTGAGATGATGGGTCAATCGCCAGAATCCTGTCTGACTTAACAGAGGATACGAGTGATCTAATGGTCACTCCATTCCTCTTCTAACGCTATCTTCTGACCAACCCCACGAGACAAGTCTTTTTACATAGCGCTCTCTTTTGCAAGATTCACAAATAGTTTCTTTATTATACCTTGATAAAACAGTTTCACAACTTTTTGTTTTACATGTTCTTTTTTTATTCTTATTAGCTTTCTTTTCATAGTAGCTTGCTAATAGATTTCTATTTGTTACAATCTTTCTACATTCTGCGGAACAATAAATGGCGTTATATACTTTTGCATGAAATTTCTTATTACACTCTTCATAAGCACATATTTTTAAATCTTCATTACCCATTTACTCTTTCGCATAAATCAAACCTAGAAGGGCTCTTCCCCTTTTTCGTCATAATCACGCACTCCTTCTGCCCAGCAGTGAGCAGCCAAATCACAAGAGTTACAGTTAGCCGATGTTCTCTTGTAAGGCTGGACAGGAATTTCTTGACTCAAATATGAACCATAGAACTTCCTATACTTTTTAAATAGTTTGTCAATAAAGGGCTGATCCCGCTCAATAAAGATAGGGAGAATCTCTTGATTGTTTTTGTTTTCGTAAATCACAAAGCCCGAATCTAAGTTCAGGCATTCCATGTAAATCTGGGCTTGTCGGTAATGTTCATCTTTTGGTTTATTATGTAATTGTCTATAGTGAAAACCTTCTTGACTGATTGATTTCAGCTCAATTAGTTTTTCACCATACCAATTAATTATACCATCCGCAGTGCCTTCAATTGGTGGATCTGTATGAGTTACCTTAATTTCTTCACCAATTAGGATACCCATATCCCTAAGATAACTATAAAGTCTTTCATGAACAGCATGACCATTATCAAAAATACGATAAGTCTGTGAGCTAAATGAAGGCGTTACGCTTATACCTTCAAACATGTAGTACCAATATCTAGCGCACTGATTAGTGTAACTAGGATGAAAGCCATTGACTTTCTTAAAGTTTGATGTA